GAAGCATTTGAAAAAGTACTAGACACACTATTGATTGACCGCGAAAATGATCCGAACTCTAAAGGCACGGCACGCCGCCTTGCAAAAATGTACTACAATGAAATCATGGCTGGTCGCTATGAACCTACACCTAATGCAACTGCTTTCCCAAACGACACAGAAGGAAAGTACGAAGGCATGTTGGTTGTGCGCAGTGAGCTTAAGAGCATGTGTTCGCACCATCACCAACCTGTTACGGGTGTGGCTTACATTGGCATTATTGCTGGACCAAAACTCATTGGACTTTCGAAGTACACCCGGATTGCACAGTGGTGCGCTAGACGCGGAACACTACAGGAAGAACTCTGTATGGACATCGCTCGTGAGATTAAATTTGCAACTGCATCCAGTGACGTTGCAGTTTATATCCAGGCTACCCATGGATGCTGTGAGAATCGTGGTATTATGGCTCACTCTAGTCTCACCCAGACCACTGTACTTGAAGGAGCTTTTAAAACCGATCCATCGGTAAAGAAAGAGTTCTTTGACAACATCAAGCTACAACAGGAATTTGCCCCTCGTTGACGCATAATGGCATCAGTGTTACAATAAAGTATGAAAAAACTAATTGTAACACTTTTGTTTGCCGTTGCCAGCGCAGGGAATTGCTTTGAAGTGCAGCGGTTTAATCCGCCAGACACATTCTGGGCCAGTGGACATACTGTAACTCTTTCGTTTGTGCAGCCCAATGCCAAAGGAGTTGTTGTTTTCTTGCCCGGCGGAGATGGGCAGTTTCCAATTCCTGCACAGTCAATTGAGCCCAGGGGGTTTGGTATTATCTTAAAAACGATTGCCGAATCAACTGGGTTTAGTGTGGTTGCAGTTAACAGTCCTTATCCTCTAGAAACAGCAGGTAGCAGTTATCCAAGTCTCCGAGAAAGCAGCGATCACCTAGATCGGCTTGAAACTGTAGTCAAACATTTTGGCAAGAACAATAAAGTATGGGTAATGGGTCATAGCAACGGGTCATTTAGTGCAGTCGCACTGATGCGCCGATTGCAAAAACAAAACGAAAGCAACTTGATTGCTGGCATAATTTTATCCGGTGCCCGTGATGTTTCCCAGTTTAGTGCAGACCCAGCACGTCCGGTACTATTTGTGCATCATCTTAAAGATGGGTGTATTCATACTCTTTACTCTGACGTGCAACGCAATTACACACAAGCCCGTTTACTTAACAGTCGTAAAACCGAATTTGTTACAGTTGACAGCGATGTAGCAGTAAACGGGAATCCGTGTCGCAGCGGATATCATATGATGCAGGGCGCATACATTGAAACTGCTGATGCTATCTCTAGTTTTATCAAGGATGCCAAATGATTGCATTGCCCCCGGGAGTTACTGTTAATTACTTTATTGCAATCGAAATCGATCGGCTCACTGACGAAATGATTGAGTGGTTTGAAATGATTGGCGGTGAAGTTACATATAAAATGGATTGGGACTGGAAAGGTCGCGAAAGTAAAAAGCCCTTAGTAAAATACGGCAAGGGCAAACAAAGCTACTGGCGCCAGGATGGATCCGGTGGTGTTAGACTTAACTTCCACGGTGACGATGCTAGCACTGCTAGCGTATTCATTGTCAAATTCTTTGAGCACGTACAACAACACAACTTAAACGAAAAACACTATGTCTAAAAAAGTTCATTATACACAGCAGGACATTCAAGGATACCTACACAATGTTATTCGTGGTATGGTTGCCGATAATTGGCGACCCGACTACATTGTGGGCCTAACACGCGGCGGCTTGATCCCTGCTACTATGCTTAGTCACTACATGAACGTGCCCATGCATACTCTTAACGTGAGATTACGTGATGGCACAGACGAAGGCAGTGAAAGCAACTTGTGGATGGCCGAAGACGCATTTGGCTACGAAGAAGGCGGAAGTCGCCCGAGCAAGCGTCACAACATTTTAGTCATTGACGACATCAATGATCAAGGTTCAACTATCAATTGGATCAAACAAGATTGGCCAAGCGGATGCATGCCTAACGCACTAGCGTGGGAAGACGTCTGGGGTGCCAATGTTCGCTTCGCCGTTTTAGTTAACAACGAAGCAAGTGCATTTAAAGAAATCAGTTATGCAGGGCATAGCATCAACAAAGCCGAAGAAGATGTTTGGTGTGTTTTTCCCTGGGAGAACTGGTGGGCATAAATACATATTCAACCAGCGGCCTTTCTGGCATTCATCCCGCTATACAAATTCTGCAAGCCTATGCTAAAATTTAACATAGGAGAAAAAGCATGACATTACCAACCGTACAATACAAGTACACAAGCACAAAAGAATATCACAATGCATTTCCAGTGGCATACCGCCAGTGGCGTGCAGACTCACACTGTAATCTAATTCACGGTTACGCATTTAGCATGAAGTTCTATTTTGGAACCAATGACCTAGACGTTCGCAACTGGGCTGCTGATTACGGTGGACTCAAAGAACTAAAGAAGACACTCGAAGATCAATTCGACCATACGCTTATTGTTGCACAGGATGATCCAGAAATGGAAACATTCAAGCTGCTACAAGAAAAGAATATGGCCAAGATTGTTGTGCTGCCTGCACTAGGGTGTGAAGCACTAAGCGATATGCTTTACAAATACATCAATGGCGTTTATATTCCCGAGATGTGGGGCCCAAGTGAAGCAGAGCGTTTGTGGTGCTACCGCGTGGAAGTACGCGAAACACAAAGCAACATGGCTTACCGCGAAGGACATCGTGAATGGAACGAGGACCTTTTTGCGTAATTGATAAGTTTCCTATGCCTGCAAACAAAGAACCTACACTGCAAGATCTTCTAAACGAAGAAGCCACCCTCTGTAATACCGGGCATAGGGATAGCGAAGAAAGAAAAGCCATACACACCATGATTCGTTTACAGCGAACTGATCGTCCTCCTTGTTTTGGTGAAGACGATTGCTCTACATTTATGTTGAGTCGCTGTGCATGGCGCATGGACTGCGGAACATAAATTATGAACTCAAAAGAAAAAGAAATATTGGATATTACCCAAGAGGAATGTGCAGAAGTGATTGTTGCTATTAGCAAGATCAACCGCTTTGGCCTAGACAATTTCAAGCCAGGTAAAGAACTAACAAATCGAGCACATCTAGCAGAAGAACTAGGCGATCTACTAGCCATGATTACCCTATGCCACGACTACGGTATTGTATCTTTTCAAGATGTTATGATTGCAAAAGACAACAAGCTTGAAAAACTAAGACAGTGGTCAAATATTTTTAAAGATGACACAGTATGAGCTTGCCTGTGCCTACTAGGAACTATATATACCATGCTATATGGTTTGCTACCATTCCATTGACATTAGTGGTTACGTACATGTACGGCATGTGGTGGTGGCTGGCAGCAGGTATTGTCTATTCAAAGCTACTAGGAGTGTTTGGCGTCCAAATTGGCTTGCACAGATATTTTGCTCACCGCACATTTACTACAGGAAAGTATAGACATATATTCTTATGTTGGGCAAGCTTGTTGGCAGGTGAAGGTACTCCAGCAGGTTGGGCCGCTACTCATTACCATCACCACAAGTTCAGTGACTCAGATAAAGACATACATAGCCCAACACAAGATGGTTTGGTTTATGCTACATTGACTTGCCGTCTCTTTCCAAGACATGCAGAAAATCGAAAGATGATGTGGGCCCCATACGCCTTGCTCAAAGACAAATATGTAAAATTTGTCCACGAAAACTGGGATCGTATTTGGCTAGCACTAATTGTGGTTACCTTAATTATTTCTTGGAAAATTTGCCTTTTCCTGCTGCTTTTTCCTGCTGCGTTTGCTACAATTAACTCCAGTGTAATGACCAATGGATTGGCGCACTTGAACTTGCCAGGTAGCTATAGAAATTTTGAAACGTCAGACAACAGCACAAACAACAAATGGATTCAAGCTTTCCAAATTGGTGAAGGCTTGCACAACAACCACCATAGGTTTCCAAACAACTACTCGCAAGCAGTAATGCCCGGCGAATACGATCCAGTAGCATGGATTGTTGAGAAAATGTTTATAGAAACCGATCCCAACTCTAAATATAAATTATGAAAATCAAAGTAAGTGAACTATTCTATTCTGCTCAGGGCGAAGGCCGCTTTGTTGGTGTTCCGTCAGTTTTCCTTCGTACATTCGGATGCAATTTTACTTGCTCCGGTTTTGGTTGTGCGCCAGGTGAAAAGAGTAAGGAGGCAGACGCGGTGGCAGAAAATGTCCACCTGTATAAAGACTTTCTTAGCCTCCCACTCGTTAACACTGGTTGTGACAGTTACGCATCCTGGCACCCTGCCTTTAAGGATCTTAGCCCAACAAAGGACACACGAGAACTCGTGGATGACATATTGGCATTAACTCCTAACCACAAGTGGGTACAGGACAACGGCAATGATGTGCATCTAGTTATCACAGGTGGTGAGCCATTACTAGGATGGCAACGTGCATACGAAGAACTGTTGAGCAACGAACGTATGCAAGACCTGCGTAACATCACCTTTGAAACAAACGGCACACAAACTCTGCAAAACAAGTTCATTGATTACTTGCTTAACTGGAGCGAAATTGCTGGCAACGAAGTTACATTCAGTGTAAGCCCTAAGCTAAGTGCAAGTGGCGAAGCATGGGATGAAGCGATTCGTCCAGAGATTGTGCGCATGTATCAAGACTATGGCTTTACCTACTTGAAGTTTGTTGTAGAAACAGAACAACACTTTGCAGAAGTAGATCGCGCAGTAGCACAATATCGTGCAGTTGGATTTAACGGTCCAGTGTATGTAATGCCACAAGGTGGTGTTGTTACTCCGTATGCACAGAATCGTGTTAAGGTCGCAGATTGGGCACTGACCAAAGGCTACAACTACAGCCCACGCCTACACGTTGACTTGTGGGGCAACGGCTGGGGCAAGTAATGGCAGGCTACGCATACAAACGCAACCGAGTTGAATTTGACGATGGCTGGTTTTATCGCCGTTGTGTCGGATGGCAACTAAAGTTTGCGTGGTGGCCACAGGAGTGTGACCTAACTGGGCGCCGCTTGTGGCTAGAGTATGCGTATCGTGGTACTAGTGTACTAACTGGTCCGGGCGAACCTATTATAGATCATCGCTGGCACGATAAGATGGAACATCTTATCTTTAAGATTAAAGGGAATTGAGTGTAATGATTTATCACAAGAGTATAGAACTTGACGGATGGAAATCAGCCACCGAGCAAGTATACACGTATGTGAAAGATCATACACAGTTCTTAAATAAGCAGAGCTTCTTCTGGAACACATTGTCTAGAATAAAACATCAACCTTGTTATGATGCACTAGCGCCTGTATTTAAGTCAGCAGGTTTTGATTTGCTTCGCGTTTCTTTTTTAATTGTTACTCGTCCGGTAGGCGAAATTCATGCCGACCATGCTGATACTAGCACCTATTCGTATCCTGCACCTACTGCACGAATTAACCTTCCAGTTTTAAATTGCGAGCATAGCGAAACCCGATTTTATAGTCCGTTAAAATGGGACCCAATTATTAAAAAGCTCAATAACGGAGTTAAATATGAATACCACACAGCAGAAAACTGTAAGCTCGAATCAGCAACTACCCTAACAGGGCCCACAATATTGCGTGTCAGAGAGCTGCATAATGTAGTAGTAACTACTCCAATGTATCCTAGAATCTCATTAACTTGCGATGTGGGCCCCGACCCTGTTTATCTATTAGAGGAAAATTAATATGGCAACAAAGAAACCAGTAGCTGCTAAAAAGGCAGTACCAGCAAAGAAGACAGTAGCAAAGAAAACAGTTGCTAAAAAGACTGTAGCAGAACCTACGCCAAAGACAGCAAAGCGTAAACTAAGCGATGCAACAATCAATAAAATGACTAAGGCTATGTCTCCCAAGAAGACACCAGCTAAGAAAGTTGCAGCACCAAAAGCTAAACTAACTGTTAAAGGCAAGACTGCTAAAGAGCTAGCGGATGCTGCCGGTGAGCCTTATATCAGCATTGTTAGTGTAGAGCTTGATCCGGACAATATCGGCAATGGTGCATTTGAACTAGACTGGAACGACAAGTTTATTGCAAACCTAGTACGTGCTGGCTATCAAAGCAAGCCCGGTGAAGACGAAAGCATTATCGTTGACCGTTGGTTCCAGACTGTTTGCCGCAATGTTATTGCCGAAAACTATGAGCAATGGGCAGCTAACCAACCCAATGGTGGTCGTGCCCCTACACAAGAAGATCTAGGTAATGGCAAAACTTCAGTGAGCTAATATGGAATCTATTAAGCCACCAAAGACATTAACGTACTACCAGTTGATTAGAATGTCTACTAAGTCAGGTCTAAACTTTTCGGCATGTGGCGCTAGTCCGGCTGGAAGTACTAATTACATCGGCTCAGGTATCTACACCACACTACAGGAAGCCGAACATAACCGGACACTGGAACTACTCAAAGACTCGGATGCTAGTTTTAACTCATATCATGTGTTTGCACTAGAGTTTCCTAACCCTGCGTACAGAGAATGATATACGTTCATTTAAATGGCCTAAAGCTGGTGCCGGGCATTGACTATAGAACAACCCGTAGTTCTGTTAGTTTTTCGCAGCCGCCGTCGGTTGGCGATAGTGCAATAGTTACTATGTCCCTTAACGGCGGTGGCGCACACATGCAGCGTTTCACGGGCGACGGTCATACCTATTTGTTCCAGCTAGACCAAGCATTTGAAAACCGATACAAATTGCAAAAGATTTTAGATGATGCATGGACTTACCACAATGTTCCTGCTGTGCAGGATTTGCTAGAACAGCTAGGTGTAGTTATAGCACTTGTTAAACAAGACATACCATTAAACACAAAATGATCCTTTACATAAACGGCGATAGTCACAGCGCAGGCGCGGACATTGCAAATCCGTTTAGCTTTGCAAATGATAGCGACCGGCATTTTAACACCCCGCATAGACACGGGCATCGCGATAACTTGCAAGAATGTTTTGGTGCACAGGCTGCAAAGTTATTGGGGTGGGATTGGGTCAATCAAGCCGAAAGCGGTGGCTGCAATGACCGTATTATTCGCACTACCGAAATCTTTTTAGAAACTGCTAAAATTCAAGACCTGTTTATCCTAATAGGATGGACTACATGGGAACGTGAAGAATGGTTGCATAAGGATGTGTACTATCAAGTTAACGCAAGCGGGCGCGATCAAGTTCCCCCAGAATTGCAAACTAAATACAAACAGTGGGTGATCAACCAAGACGATACTGAACGTGAACGCAAGATGCTTCACTGGCATGAAGAGATCTATCGTTTCCATATGAGTCTACGTGCTCGTGGTATACGACATTTGTTCTTTAATACCTATTCAGATTTTGCTCCAATTGGCCGAAACCAAATTACTGATCAGCATCAAAATCCCGGACTACACAATTGGCATAACAGCTACATTGATCCATACAATCAAAATCTAACCTATTACTACTGGCTACAGAACGCAGGTTTTAGTACAGTTGCAGAAGGCAACTACCATTATGGTAGAGATGCACATGCAAAATGGGCAGAGTATCTCACAACTCAATTGACTGCATTAGCATAATATGCTATTATTACTACATGAAATATCTTATTGTAGACACCGCTAACACATTCTTCCGTGCCCGACACGCAGCACATCGTCAAAGTGACACTTGGGACAAACTCGGCTTTGCTCTACACGTTACCCTAGCATCAGTTGCCAAAGCCTGGCGCGAACAAAAAGCCAACCACGTGGTTTTCTGTTTAGAAGGTCGTTCGTGGCGCAAGGACTACTATGAGCCGTACAAGAAAAACCGTGCAGTTGCGCGAGCAGCACTTACAGAAACACAAGCCGAAGAAGATAAACTCTTTTGGGAAACTTTTGATGAACTCAAAGCGTTTATCACAGAAAAGTCCAATTGTACTGTTCTCCAGCACCCCAACCTTGAAGCGGATGACTTGGTGGCAGGATGGATTCAAGCACACCCCCACGATGAACACGTGATCGTGTCAAGCGACAGCGACTTCCACCAGTTGCTGGCAGAAAATGTAACTCAATATAACGGAATTGCAGATGAGCTCCATACCCTCAAAGGCATCTTTGACAAAGCCGGTAAGCCAGTCCAAGATAAAAAGACTAAAGCGCCAAAAACTATTCCAGACCCTAAATGGATCCTCTTCGAAAAATGTATGCGCGGTGACCCCAGTGACAACATATTCTCTGCATACCCTGGCGTCAGAACTAAGGGCTCTAAGAACAAAATTGGACTCCAAGAAGCGTTTGAAGACAAAGACAAAAAAGGATTCTCTTGGAACAATCTAATGTTGCAACGTTGGACCGACCATAATGGCGACGAGCATCGCGTACTGGATGATTATGAACGAAATCGTATCCTGGTTGACCTTACCGCACAGCCCGATGAGGTTAAGGTGCAGATTGCAGAGACTATTGCCACAAATAGTGTTCCTAAGAAAACTCCGCAAATTGGCACACACTTCTTGAAACTGTGCGGCAAGTTTGATCTAAAACGAGTTAGTGAAAACGCTAACGGCTTTGTTGCATTCTTGAGTGCAGAGTACCCAGAGGTAGAAGCTACAGCTAGCGTATTAAGGAACGCATAATGATTCCGCACACTGATTATGAACGTCTTATTCTACTTGAAGAAATTGAACGTGGCGATAAAGTTGTAATTCCTGTAAGTTACGAACATGCGGTGTTTATGCTCAAGGTAGCGCAAAATTACATCGCAGAGCAGCACAGTGCAACGTGGGCAGCATTAAACAAGGAATATCAATGAGTAAGATTAAAAACCCAAAGTTTTTTCAACTTGCATTAGAGACCGGCGGCAGTCATTATCCTGGTGTTGGCGGAGAACTATTAGAAAAGTTTGGTGCGGCAGTTGTGCGTGAGTGCTGTCAAAAGTTAGAAAATAACGGCATGGTAGAAGTTGCTATAGAACTAAAACAACACTTTGGGATCGCATAATGACATTCGTTGAACACAAATCTACTATTCGTGCCATTAGGCAGGGCGAAGCAGACTTTACATTAGTGGATGGATTTGCAACCTATCCTCGTGCTATGGTACATATTCTGCCCCAATGCCCCTGGCAAGTACGCGACCAAATCAACTTTGCTATTGCCAAAGGCTACTTACAATTAGTAGCTCATGTACATGACAATGAACTAATGTGGGATAAACTAAATCATGATTGAAACTCTATTGTTGTTGCTGGCGTTACTGCAAATCAAACACTGGTATGTTGACTTTGTTAATCAGTCAATGGCAGAAGTACATAGCAAGGGCATCTATGGAGATCTAGCAGGCATCAATCATAGTGCCAAGCAGGGTATCGGAACTTTGCTTGCGATCCTGTGCATAACTGGCACTGACTATATTGCCTTTGCGGCAGTACTAGCGTTTGTGGACTTTGTGTGCCACTACCACATTGACTGGGCCAAAATCAACATTAACAAAAAGAAAAATTATACCATCGAACATCCTGAGTTTTGGATGTGGTTGGGGTTTGATCAGCTGATGCATCAGCTAACATACTTGTTTATTATCTGGATGGTGTTTGCATGATCAAAGATATTTTTCCCTCTGGTCGTTACGTACACGTAGCAGGAGGTGCAGCCGGCACTTATGTAAATGGCTACAGTGGCTTGCAAGGAGTAGGCAATATGCGCTACAATACCAGCAATCAAACCATGGAAGTGTTCGATGGCAACCAATGGATAATGCTTAATGCAGGCAGCGCAAGTGTTGGACTAACAGGTGAAGCTGAATCATTGCTGGACTGGGCCAAACACAAACGCGATGAAGAATTTAAACTAAAGTCCTTGATGGAAAAACATCCGGGCTTAAAAGAAGCATACGAACGCCTTGAGATTATGAAGGCACTAACATTAGAAGAGGATAAGAAACATGATTAATTGGTTACGTACACGACTGCACAACTTTATTTTCCCGCAAGATATATCTATAACCGAGGGTAGTAGTAAATTAACTGTTCGCGCAAACGATGGTCCGGACATCGAAGGCATGCGTTTCACAGTAATGCCGGCAGAAGGCGGCACTATTATTCAGATGAGAGTGTACGATCGTCGCAAGGACGAAAGTAACAACAAGACGTATGTTATCCCAGACTCTGAACAAGATGTCGCACATCGTGTTGGGCAAATTGTTGCAATGGAATTGATTAGACTATGAGCCAAGCAACTATGAATCAGATCAGTGCAATCGGTGGCGGGTATCATGGCCCAGGGGCTGCACTAGGGGGTACCTACTCAATTGGCCCACAGCATGAATTTAACCAAGGCTTTGATATTCGTATTACCCCTGCGACAGGCGGTTATATTATCAGTGTAATGCAACGTAACTCAATGAACTCACCTGAGCTGCATATAGTCACCGAAGACCGAGATCTCGGCGCTGAAATTGGTAAAATTATTACCATGAGCTGTTTAAAGAAAGATAACTAAAATGAACGCAGTAGCCAAGCCCGTTGTAAAAAACAAGTACTGGATTGTAGAGTCAGACGGCAATAAAGTTGCCACTATCCAGGCAGTAGAGGAAGGCGGATTTTCCTTTGTACGCGATAACACTCGAGAGACTTTTGCTAGTATTAAAATGATTAGCAAAAAGTACAACATTGAATTTGCCAAGGCTGAGAAAAGCAAGGCCAACAAAAATTCAGATGTATACGGATTCCCGTGCAAGGGCAATAGCCATAATGAAATCTACGATGTAGCTCGCCGATTGCCAATCTACACAACCAGTCCCAAGAGTCGTAGTTACTTCTGTGCAGGATACTATCTAATTAAATTTAACAACAGCTGGATCAAGGAATATTGCCCCAAGCTTATTACACTAAATCGCTACGAGTTTATTGGCCCGTTCAAAACCGAAGCAGAATTACAGGAACACAGACATGGATAATCTCAGCATTCACGTAAAAAATTTCAACGAAAGAGTCAAAGCAATGAATCAGACTCAAAGCCGTGAACTAACAATGAGCGCACAAGATGCACGTAGCCTACACTCGGATATTTTTGCTATTCTTGCTCACGTAACAGAATTAAGCAATCAAGTAAACAATAGTGGCCCGGACGTGGTACAAATCAGCGTCGATGGTGGTGGTTTCAAATAAACTGCATAGTTATTGAGATAAATAACTATATCAAGGAATAAGTGAATGTCAAGACCTAAACCAACAGTGCTCATTGAGCATGTAAACAAAACAACCTACAAAGCAGACCAGGTATTGGCCAGCGAAGGAATCTGGGCAGTTCATTACGACGGCAAACCTATTAATTTAAAAACTAGTAATATTTTAGTATCATATCCTGGGCCGAAGTATCGCAAAAACTCATTTAGTAATCCAGGCCACGCAATTAACCTGTGTAAAAAATTAAACAGTTTATTCAAGACCGATAAATTTACTGTGGTCTTACTCAAAGAAGGTGAACGAATCTATCCCTAACAGACGGCGCGATTACCAGCACCGAGTTCTTGGCGAAGCAGGACTAAATCCTCTCCACTATGATGCAATGATTAAAGTTTGGTGGCGCAATCCCACTAACCCCAACAGCCTAAGGTTAACACACTTTGGGCTGAAGTTTTTTGTAGATACACTAAAGCAGCCGTGTCATACGGTAAAGCTAACTGACCCGTTTAAAAGCAAACATCTTCTACAACTAGAACGACTGTTTACTGCCCCGTACTACATACGCAACAACGCACTGGAATTATTCAGTGAACAAGATGCGATAATGCTACAGTTACACGCAGGCAATCTTGGGCAATACTTAGATAATCTACAAATTAATACTTGACAATAAAGATTATCATTGTATAATACCCTTAACTAATTGCATAGTGCAGTTAGTAATTTAACCGATCTCGTATTGCACGAGTAAAAGGAAAGAAAATGATAACCAAAGAACTAGTACTTATGCGTGATGTTATTATCAAGCATCACCCCAAGTTTGTGAACAGTGCAGACATGCAACGAGTAGGCATGGAATGCCCGGGATACTTTAATGTTGAGCACCTGGTAGAGGAGACACTAGCGGCCGTGGGAGGCTACCAGTTTGTCGACGCAGAAGGTTACGACTTTAGCGACTTTAGCGACAGTAAAACTACTACAGTAAACGCAAACACCGGGCAAGTAATGGTCGGCAATGTTGAAACCAAAATTGGTGCGTTGCGCATTACTGCATTTAATCCCTTCAAAGGAAGTCTGGACTACTTTTATGTACCGCGTTCACAATTAAACCGTGTTCGCAGTCCGTGTTACGGAAACAACAGCCACAAAGAACGTATACTTTTTAATTACAGTAGAAAGCAACGCGACACCTACGGCTGGTTTGAAGACTACCGCGTTAGTAGCTTTGAAGAGCTTGCAACCTGCACAAGTTGACCTAAAAAGAAATCAATCTTATAATACGGATAGTTAGCTAGGTATCGCACCTAGCAGCTAATGCCCAGGTGCATGTCGCACCGTTTTAAAGGAACAAAAGAATGGCAAAACGTCTTACCCGTAAACTAACTGATGTTGCTCTTGAGGTTGAAAAACAAATCAAGGCACACTATGGCGTAACCCAAAAAGAACTTGACGCATGGCGTACCCGTGCTCGCGCAAGTCTCTACACTTTCCCCACAACTGCAATGACACCCATTGCCGATCTCTGGATTGACTACGAAGTCCAGCGTGATGTATTGCACAAGCACATTATCAACATCATGAAAAAGTGGGATCCGCGCATTTGCTCCCCAGTTTCTGCTTGCCAGTTAATTGGCACCGACCGAATCGACACGTATGACGGCCAACACCGTACTATTGCTAGCGCCATTTTGGGCTTTGACTCTGTGCCCTGCGCTGTGGTAGAAACTGACGACAAGAACTTTGCAAGCTATGCATTTGAAATGCTGAACGACACCGGTGTTAAGCGCCTGACTCCCGGTGACCTGCACCGTAATGCACTGGTGCGCTACAAGAACGGTAGCCGCGATGTTAAAGTTGTCGACGCTCGTACCATGCAAGATCAATTTGATGCACAAGGTATTGACTTGCAAGACAAAGGTTCACGTGCTAGCGACAATCTGCGTGGCGAAAACGACTACTTCTTTAGTCACTTCAAGTATGCACAAAAGGGCATCGAAGTTGATGACAGCGGCAAAATCCTGCACGAAATTCTTGGTGCAATCAAGGATGTATTTCCCCTGCAAGAAGAAATTGATCAAGGTGTGTTTATTGGCTTGTACGAACTGCATCGCATCAGCGGCACTAGTGCAAATACCAAACTGCCCAAGGGCTGGATGAAAACTCTGCTTGAAAGCATTAAGCCCACATTTAAGAGTTCTGCACTTGTACACGCCAAAGCCAAAGTGCAATGGGCGCACAAGAATCCGGGTGCTACCTGGAGTGCTCCGAGCGCAATGGCTAACTTCATGCGCGAGTTGCACATCCGCAACGGAGGTTCATTGAACTTGCCCTACCACGGTGCTGGTGCTACAATGGATGTGAATACCAATCCTGCACCTGGCTTGTTCCCAGAGGAATAACATGTTAAAAGAATCTCTCGAACAATTTGTTGCTCCGGTTTATGGCAAGACTCAGCGCACTGCTGATACCTACAAGACTGTGGCCGCGTATTGCACACGCAACCTTACCCGCTTAGTAAGTGAGTATCATGCTGTAGAAAATGATCAGCAGATGTTGCGAGAGATTCGCAATGACATAGACACATATCTACGTCGATACCACGAATATTGTATCCAACAACGTGATGGAATGAAAGCACACTATCACGAAGTTGGTGCAGATGCAGAATGTGATTTTGAACACTTGATCCCTGCTGCACGTATTCGTGACTTACTGTTAGCAACCACAATTACTGTAGAGCAAGCACTTAATGCACCTACAGTAAGATTGAGCCGCGTTAAACATATGATGCTCAAAGACGCAGGTTGGGCAAGTAAAACTCCTAACATGTGGATTCCGTTTCAACGCTACTATCAAGTTTTTGATGCAGTATTTGAAACACACGATGGGCGTTCTGTGGACCAAAAGACGTGGACCTTGGAACAACATTTTAACTATTTCAAACATCTGGTGATTTAAATGAGTGAAGAAACTATTGAAGAAGAAGTGCTGTTGAGCTTTAGACGTTTCTCAGCAGACAAGCAAGATCAAGTTCGTGCCCTAGTTAACTATGCAACCCTTATGGGTCTCAACGGCAAGGACTTGATGAGCATTGGTGGTAAGCTAGACCGTATTGCCAAGCGCCGTGAACTTGAGCGTGACATTGTTATTGCCGAAGAATTGTGTAAGAGTTGCACACTTGTTGGCGCCGACAAGAAATCCACTACACGCGATGTCCGACGCTGGACATACACTGATGGTTCCGGTCGCAAATGGGCGTTCAACGATGCAGACTCTTGGCAAATTCAGGTTATCAGCGACACCGGTGTTAAGCGGCGTTTCCGCAACTTGGACCGCTATGACCTTGGCCGTTCTGCTAGAAATAGTTTGTGGTGCATGAAGCAGACCATGCTCAACCTTCACCATGGTAAAATTGTGCTTAATTTTTAAGCAGAAAACCTAATACTTTATTACTGCCACATTTAATTTGTCCGAAAAGGCGATCTTTAGTACAATAGTGGCATAGTAAGTAAAAAGGAGTTCGAAATGAAAAACTGGACCGATTCATGCATTAACTGGCATCAACTCACAGGCACCGAGGCCAAGCGTCTTATTGCTACTTGGGGTATGAGCGAGCGTCAAATTGCAAACTATGATGCTAAATACGGTTACGAAACTAAACCCAAAGCAGTACCTGCTAAAGCTGTGCCTGCCAAAGCAGAAACAAAGCCTGCAACTAAAGCAGTACCTGCTAAGAAAACTGCTACAAAAGTAGTACAAAAAGCTACACGTCAAAAGCATACTGGCGCCGATGGCGAAATCAAGTTTGTTGATCACCGCAATCTCTACGTGGGATTCATGGGCGGTAAGGTTGTTGTAACCAAGCGTACCGAAGCGCAATGCCGTGAGTTTTTAGCAACAACTTATGGGGCGGACTAACGGTTGTCCGAAAAGGCGATCTTTAGTATAATTTAGGTATAGTAAGCAACAAAGGAAACGCAAATGGGTACACGTAGTCGAATTGGTGTTATGCATGGTGACAAATGCAAATCAGTTTACTGCCACTGGGACGGGTATTTGGATCACAATGGTGAAATCTTGTCTAAGCACTACGACAGCACCAAAGCCAACTATCTTGTGGCACTTGGCAACATGAGTAGCCTGCGCCCTGATGTGTTTGTGCCCGAAGGTGTCGAACACAGTTTCGAAAAGCCAGCAGAAGACATCTGTGTGTTCTATGGTCGTGATCGTGACGAAAAAGACCAAGAGTTTGAAGTGGACTTCACTTTCGAATCGTTCCTTAACCGAGTTGACAACTGCGGTGCTGATTACTACTACATCATGAAGGACGGTGTGTGGTATGCAGGTTCTACTTACGAGGCAAAAGGCCTGGTCAAGCATGGTCTGGTGCCACTCGAAGAAGCACTTGCAGTTCAACCCATTAACGCCTAAGGAGCAGACATGCGTAATCTCTTAATTGGTTTTGTTCTTGGTATTGTAGTTGCAACCGTTGGGTTCTCTGGTGTTGCCCGTATCTTGGATAACGGTATCGGAGCAGTCAAAAGCACAAGCAAAGATTTGGCTCAGTAAAATGAGCAAACAAATTTAGATTGTGGTTGACTGTTAATTCGAACGGTGCTACAATCTAAATATACAGAGTGTGTCTGTATTTTTCAACTAAACTTAAAATGGAGTTTCTAAAATGACTAAACTTTTCAAAGTCGGCGGTGTTTCTAAATCTAAATCTGGTTACAAGGTTCGCTTTGCAACTGACGTGACACGTGTCAAGATTCTTGCAAAGACTGACAGTGACATTCAACTATTCGAGTTGCCCACTGCAATGGACAAGCCAGCTCTGGTTGCGTTCCTCAAGACTCATGAGCTGTATCAGAACCCTGTGTACAAAGAAGCAATCGACAATGCCGATGCCAAGTATAACGGCGTGGTCAAAGTCAAAACCGCTAAGGCCAAGGCAGAAAAGCCTAGCATGGAAAAGCTGAAGGCCAAGGCCGCAGCTAAAGCAGAAACAGTCGCTGAATAAGCGCACGGGCTAGGCCCGTTTATCAAAAGGCACATTTTTCGCAAGTGTGCCTTTTCTGCTGAGTAAATACATGATGTTCCTATTTAAGTATTTAGATTTATTGCCTGCTATCCCTGTGGAATTGTTATTAGATCCTATTCCTGACTTTTCAGAATCTAATATTGGCTACTTCGACAACGGAAGTGGCTGGAGCAATAATGCTACTACACACAATGCCACATATACAAGATGGGGAATTAACCAAGGATTAACACAGTGGGTACAAGCCCATATTTCGTCTGACGTGGAGATGGCCGGAGTGCAAATAATGAGCTGGGATAAAAGTGTTTTGCCCGGTGACCGAAAAGTCAACCCACATTGTGATTACCGGAAGTGGGCTCTCAATTATGTTTACGAAACGGGAGGCGAAAACGTAGCCACTAGTTTTTATGGCGAAAAAGATCAACGCATATTGAGAGACCCGGGGTGCCGTATTACCAACTACGAGTCTCTCACTGTACTTAAAACTGTTGTCATTGAGCCAAATCGCTGGCATATATTAAACACCAATGTACTGCACGGAGTAAGCAATGTTGAGACTGTTCGAAAAGCAGTAACTATAGGACTCAACTATGACGATCCGTTTAGCGTAATATATCCATACAGAGATTCGGTTCAATGAAGGTTTATCAATACATTGATGTTGGCCAGCAGGAGTTAATTTCAAACAAGTTATACCACTATGCTACTGCACATGCTGGGGTAAATCGTAAATGGGGATGGACTAATGTAGATCTATCCAACTTGAAACTTCATGTACCGGAGCTGTTTGAAGAACTAGCAAAGATCATCCCGCACCCAGTAGAGATGGTTGCTATTCTAATGTTTTTACCAAAGACCAATGGGGAGAAGCATGTTGATTTTGAGCGTCACCAACATCGAATGCTTTGGCCTGTAAGAAATTGTGAAGGCAGCTACACCAAGTTCTATGATTTAAACGGCAATAAATTAGTCACTAAATTTGGCAAGCAAGGTGAAAGATATCTAGCATCCACTGGAACAAATCCATTGGTCGAAATAGCCGCGGTAGAGCTGATTAAACCAATTGTGTTTAGCCCTAAAATACTACACGGGGTCTACACTAACCCCGACTGCGATGAACCCAGGATCACTGCTACCATTGGGTTTGGTGATTATCCCCTTGACAAATTCTTAGAATAAAGTATAATCTAACTGTTGAGAAGACACAGTTCTAGGAACATGGACACTAGGGATCGTTCGCCCTACTATCTGTGAAGTCAGATTGTTACCCACTCAATCGGTAAATAAAAGAACAGCGTAAACTGTTATTAAGAAAAGTGTTCTGGACGCGGGTTCGAACACTTTTTCTTTTTACGGAGTCGAACTCTCGTTAGGCATAAATACATTATGTATTACTATGTATATCAAATTACTAACCTCCTGAATAACAAGATATATGTGGGCAAACACAAGTCCGCAATACATCCAGATGCTAACGGTTATTACGGATCAGGCAAACAAATCAAAGCCGCAATAGAAAAATATGGTATAGAAAATTTCAAGAAAGAAGTTTTACATTACTGCTCATCAATGGACGAGATGGCTAACAAAGAGTTAAGTATAGTAACAGAAGATTTCGTAAAGCGTAAAGACACCTACAATATGCACAAAGGTGGCCCAGGTGGGTGGGATCATTACAATGGGTCAGATAAGCATCGGGAAAAATCCAGGCTAGGTGGTCAGAACAGTTCTAGTAGAGCCAGTAATCCTTTTAAAGATCCTGAATTTCAAAAAACTGTTGCATGGACCAGATCCCCGAGCAGAATGAGACTAATAGGGCAGAAGGCAAATACACCCGAAGCAAATGCTAAACGAAAAAGTACTTTTGAAGAAATAAAGCACAGTCAAGGCGAGAAGAATTCGCAGTTCGGCAGGATATGGATTTCTAATGTGTTGACAAAAGAAGTAAAACGCATTACAATAGATGATGATATACCAGAAGGATGGGTAAGGGGCAAGAAAGGCTACGCTCCTAAAAAACTTTGGGTAAATAATGGTATTACTGAACATTTCATATTTTTTGAAAAAGAACAGGAATATGTTAGTAAAGGATTTAGTAGTGGCAGACTTGAATCAAGTATACCACGAAAAAGTATAGTAGTTTAATGCTTTGATAGAAAAGTGTTCAAGACCCGGCTTCGAAGCCGGCACCTCCACCTAAGTGTATGCTGTATATTTAGGTGGGGGTGACATGGTGATTGATTGGGCAAATAGTATTGACAGGATCTACTCGGCAAAGTAGAAGTCGTTAGGGTTGGGGTTAAGAGTACAGTAATGTTATGTCAATATGATATCAGTATTTCCCGGCCGAAGAAGCAAACTAAAGTAAATGCAAAAACATCTACAACAATGGGCACAGTCAAAGTAAAAGCAGCTAAAGGTTTCCGTTTCGGCGGTAGCAAAGTTGCTCAAACTGAGGCAGCATTCGCCTAAACAGCGAAACCCACGGGGCAGGAAAGGCCTTGTTAAATAACCAACCAAAAAGGCTCTTTGGAGCCTTTTTTCTTGTCAACGAAAGTTAGCTCTAGAACGTTGTATATATGTTAAGGAGATCTGTATGCAATGCTCAGATTCGAAACCATCAAAATACGAAGTCGTTACGTTTACTAGGACCTGGATGGTCTCTTGTAGCAACTGCGACACCAAACGATCTACTCCCTGCAAAAACTGCAATCATTATGTCCAAAAGACTTTGAAGTAGTTGCACGTTCATATATAATACACACATGCGCCAGTAGCCCGGATGGTCAGGGCAACTGATTCTAAACCAGTACGAAGTGGGTTCGATTCCCATCTGGCGCACCATAGTTAAGTACATTAGCGGTTTGCCTGGGAACCAGTAGAGTAATCTATCCAGGACGGAACAAAGTGGGCAAGTTGGTTCTTGCTACTCCGGCAGTGTACTTAACTATGGTAAACAAGGAACAGCAATGCAAGTAATGCACGATAGAGTTTTAATCAAGAAGATTGAACCAGAAAAGAAAACAGCAAGCGGGTTGGTATTAGCTGGTACATCTGACGTAACGTTCGAAGCCACTATAATTGCAGTCGGCACAGGCAAGCCTGTTAAGGACAGCACCACAGTCATCCCACTCACAGTCAAAGTTGGCGACCGGGTATTGTATAACCCGAACGCAACCATTAGTGTTACTGTTAACGGAGAAACTCTTCTGGTAACAAAAGAAGAAGACATCTTCGCAATCATGGATTAAATATATTAGACATAACCAAGGAGATAAAAATGTCACAACAATAGATTGAATATGCATGTAAAGACCTAGTGTTTCACTTTAACAAAGGACACTTGGCAGATCCGACTATACCTATGTGGGTCGTTAAAGCACATGGCGTCACGTTCTACGTCAACCACGTAACTTCTGAAATGCCTTGGAGCACCAAGGAAACGCCCGGTAATGAAAAGACCAAGGGCAGTATCAAGTTTAAGAAGTGTAAGCTAACCATAGATTCAGATAACACAGCCACAATTAGTAAGTTGGGCATAGCAGATGCTTGGCTAAAACATCCCGAGCGACGAGCAGGTCGTATCATTATGAGCTGGGGCGGCCAGATGTGGGACGCACTAAAGGCCGGAGAGTTCGAGCATAGTAAGATGAAGGAAGTAACTGGAGCTTGCAGTAGCAGTTGGGCTATTTGTGACCTGCGAGACGAACATGAACTTACCTTGGCACTGATCAAGTATCCAAACAGTTTCCGCATACTTGCACCCAACGAAGCATACTATCAAGAGTACGACAAGAATGGCGATTATATTGAGGAGCTCTGGGAAGATGATGATAGCAACTACTTTGAAGACTGATTTTACCAAAACTGTTGCAGAACCAGTTCTATACGTATATAATTGCTAAACTGTAGAGCATAAGTAAAAGTATAGATGCTCTACAAAATGCTCTATGAAATAGGAAAGAAATGTCAGGTTGTTTTACATGTTTAAATTGTGGTAAGGTTAATCCAGTTAAAGGTCATAGCTATACCAACAAGTATTGTAATAATCATTGCCAACAGCAACACCGTAGTCGCCAGTTAGTAAATGACTGGAAAGAGTCCAAAGAGCCAACAGCTTGGCGGACTGTACCGGAGTGGGTTAAAAAGTATCTTATTAACCAACGCGGTCACAAGTGTGAAGTTTGTGGTATTGTTAAACATAACGGTAAGGATGCACCACTAGTTGTAGACTACCGCAATGGAGACAGTTACAACAACGACGAATCAAACTTAGAGCTGATTTGCCCCAATTGCAAATCACAAAAATAATTCATTAACTAAAGGAAACAAAATGAAAACCATCGGCGACAAAATCACAAGTTTTGCAGTTACAGGCGTTAAGCCAGGCGCATTGACACCAGACAATGCATTTGAAACCATCACAGACAAGAGCTTTGAAGGTAAGTGGAAAGTTATCGTTTACTACCCAAAGGACTTTACATTTGTATGTCCTACAGAAATCGTAGCCTACGACAAGTTGAACGGTGACTTTGCTGACCGTGATGCAGTCTTGCTAATCGGTTCAACAGATAATGAATTCTGTAAACTGGCATGGCGTAACGCACACGAAGACTTGAAGAAGACTAACTCGTGGTCATTCGCAGACGTGGCACGTGACGAGAACAGCTTGGCTGAACAATTGGGTATCTTCTATGGTCCAGCAGGTGCGGCACTTCGTGCAACATTCATCGTTGACCCAGACAACATCATCCAACACGTTACTGTCAACAACTTGGACGTTGGTCGTAACCCAGACGAAGCATTGCGTGTACTTGACGCATTGCAAACTGGCGAGTTGTGCCCATGCTCACGCCCAATCGGCGGGGAGACACTGTAATGACTGCATGGGTAGACGCACTAAAGGAATCTAGTATTCCCGACTATGCAAAGGATACCAAGCTCAACATTGACGCGGTAATCAAGCGTAGCACTCTACCTGTTGAAGAAGCAGAAGCTGTTGCCCTAGCGGCAGCTTTTGCAACTGGTAACAGCAAATTGTGGACTTGGATGGAAAGTCAAATTGCTAACAAGACTGAAACACAAGCCGCACTAACAGCAGGTGCGCTGATGGCGCAAAACAACATTTGGTATCCATTTGTTGAAATGGCCGACGATGAGAACTTGAAGGGTTTACCAGCACAGTTACGCATGAATGCTATCGCAAGTCACGGTGGCACAACTGCTGAACGTTTTGAAGCATACAGTTTGGCTGCAAGCATTGTAGGCAAATGTCACTTCTGTGTGAAAGCACACTACGAAGGATTGAAGAAGATGGGCTACACTGTAGAACAACTTCGTGACATTGGTCGTATTGCCGCAGTAATCACCAGCGTTGCTAGAGTAGTCGCTAGTTAATCTAGAGCAAAGGAAAAAGGGGCTTCGGCCCCTTTTCTCACGATAAATATTTGCATGAGCGCATTTTGTATTCATCTTGATGATGATACCCCACTATTTGTAGAAGGCTATCAACACCCACACTATCCCGAGCGTTGTCACGTGGATGTTGATACATCAGTTATAAACCCCTATTGGTTCGACCTTATGGAACGCAATAATTTGATTCTCAAACGTGTGGAACTATTTTACGGGCCGCCTGCAACTCCGTATACCCTGGGAATACACATCGACAATGGACCAGGAGATCGCAGTAAAATCAATTGGGTATTTGGGGGAGCAGGATGTACTATGCACTGGTACCGAGTGATCAACAATACCATTAAAGAAAAATTAATCACTCCTGTTGGCAGTAACTACAATGTGTTTGACCCTGCTGATGTTAAATTACTGCACACCAACACTATTGTGAATCCAAGTTTAGTTCAAGCAGGAATACCCCACAACATTGTTAACCCAGGAGACGAGCGCTGGTGTTACAGTATGGTCGTTGAGGACCCAGTAACTGGAGACAATGCAACCTTTGGTCGTATTAAAAAAATATTTAACAAATAGCATGATCGACTATACTCTATTAGAAACAAGGGGATTCGTTGTTATTCCTGGATATTTAAACTCTGTGGAATTAGAAGCGTGTCGCCAAGATTACCAGTTGGTCTTAGACAACACAACTAGATTTGTTAATCAAAATTATAAATTTCTAATAACAAAAAACATCCAACATCTTAACAACAAGATACAAAATACTCTAGCAGAGGTATGCAAAAATACTTCACTTAGAGTTGACAGCATACCATCGGGTGCATCATATTATGATACTAATCTAATTAGTTTTGGTTGGCATCAAGATCCTGATCCGCACTACTTCCAGCAAGATTCGTACCATGCACTTAATTTTTGGATGCCCATATTCAAAGATGACCCAGCAGCTTCGGGGCTGGCAGTTGTGCAATTTGACAAACTGCCAGAAGACATGCGCAAAGGACTTGTTGGCATTGCGGCAAAAGAATTTTTATGCAAAGACGGGAGTACATTAATCTCCGACTACACTGATGGTCGTAGATGGACCATAAACATGAGCTTAGAAGATGTTGCAGTAAGTCCGGTACTGAATGCCGGCGACCTATTGCTGATGCGACAAGACATAATCCATCGTTCCCAACCAGGAGACACGCACCGGGTGGCATTGGGATTAAGGTGTTATAACGGAGAAGCTATTTTGACCCGAGAGGGACTTGAAGAAGGATGCTTTAAAAAACGCAACATAATTAAAAACAATCCAGCGATGTTTAAATATGTAGCCCAAGAGCTTGATCGTAGTCAAGGTCCAGTCAAACTTAAACAGGTATTGGCAGCAATGTCTAAAAAGTAACATTTAGTATTACCGTAAAATTAGCCCCAAATCTGGGGCTTTTTTTTGGCTGTAATTTGTCCGAAAAGGCAATCATTAGTATAATAAACACATGGACAGCAAAAAGGAGTCTACCGTGAAACAAAATTGGACCATGTACATCTACAAAACAGATCGTCGCACCAAAACAGGTGAGCGTTTGTTTAGCACCACAGTGTGGCGTGATCGTACCCATGCTGGTATGGTGCGCGAAGTGCATGAATTGGTTTTCAGCGGCTTGTACCCTGTGCCCATGTTTCGTTTCGAGTACGTTCCTACTACTAAAGTAGTAAAGAACTTGATGACCGGCAAGGATGTGGAAATTGCACATGACACCCCTTGGTGTTGCAACCCTGCTAGCGAAACCTACTGGTCCATGTGATTTGCCCGAAAAGGCAATCATTAGTATAATAAACACATAGCAACAAAGGAAGCATACAATGCAAGCTCGTATCGTTAAAACAAAAACTGGCCTTATCCACTACGGTGCTTATGGCTACGAAGACATCGACGGCGCTCCCGTCAAAGTTAAAACTGGCAAGCGTGGCCGCCCTGTTGCTACCCCAGCCCCAGTTTACTACCAAACCAACGATTTGTTTGGCCGTGTGCCACTCAAAGCGCCCAAGGGTACACCTGGTGTGGTTTACGCCGCCCGTGTGTAAAATAATTTGTCAAAGTTGCAAAAATACAACAGACAAATAAAGACATCTTTAGTATACTAAAGACTGATTAGCAAACAAAGACATTTTTTTAAAGGAGTTCTAAATGTCCGTGACTGAAAGCCGTAGCGTTACCCCAGCAGAAGCCAAATCTCGTATTCTGCGAGCATTTAAAAACAAGCGTCCATTGTTCCTGTGGGGCCCTCCCGGCATCGGCAAGTCCGAAGTCGTTGCAGGCATCACCGAAGAACTCGGCGGTCATATGATTGACTTGCGCCTGGGCCAAATGGAACCCACTGACATCCGTGGTATTCCGTTCTTCAACAAAAACAACGAAAAGATGGATTGGGCTCCCCCAATCGACTTGCCCGATGACGAGTTGGCTAGCCAATTCCCAGTGGTTGTGTTGTTCTTGGACGAAATGAACAGTGCCGCTCCTGCTGTGCAGGCTGCTGGTTACCAGTTGATTTTGAACCGCCGTATCGGTAAGTACAAGTTGCCTGATAACGTTGTTATTGTGGCTGCTGGTAACCGCGAAAGCGACAAAGGTGTTACTTACCGTATGCCTAGCCCATTGGCTAACCGTTTCGTTCACTTGGAAGTGCGCCAGGACTTCGAATCTTGGCAGACTTGGGCTGTGGGCAAGAAAGTCCACAAGGACGTGGTTGGTTACTTGAGCTTTGCCAAACAAGACTTGTTTGACTTTGATCCAAAGAGTGCAAGCCGTGCGTTTGCTACCCCACGTAGCTGGAGCTTTGTGTCTGACTTCTTGTACGACGACGATGCCACTGACGCAGAGTTGACTGACTTGATCGCAGGTACTGTTGGCGAAGGTTTGGCAGTTAAGTTCATGGCACACCGCAAGGTTGCTGGTCAGATGCCTAACCCAAGCGACATCTTGACAGGCAAAGTAACTGAGTTGAAAGTTAAAGAAGTGTCGGCTATGTACTCTTTGACCATCAGCTTGTGCTACGAGTTGCAAGACAACTACAAGAAGTTGGGCAAGGACAAGATTGCAGATTGGCATGCCCAAGCTGACGCTTTCCTGGGCTTTATGATGTCCAACTTCACAACTGAATTGGTTGTGATGGGTGCCCGAGTAGCGTTGACTACTTACAACTTGCCAATGGTCCCAGGCAAGATGAAGAACTTTGACGAGTTCCACAAGCGTTTCGGTAAGTACATTATCGCAGCGTCTGGCAAGTAATCCGCTAGTCACGGACCGGAGGCAGGTAGCAATACCGTAAGTCCTCCTTTTTCTTTTAGAAATTTTATGAACCCAAGTACCCAATTTACACCCCCGGAAGGTTTTCATACTATTCCATTCACTGGCACATTTAATAAAATTCTTGGGCCATGGATGATTAAACAAACTGACTCATTGCCTGTGTGGGGTATTCAGATCACACCTGCTCTAATTAGAGATTCACAATTGGCAATTGCACACGGTGGTGTGCTGATGGCGTTTGCAGACTTTACAATGTATTACGGCGCCAGGTTAGCAATTGATCAGTTACTGGACCCAACTCGCAGTTTGCACGACATGAAGCCAACTGCACTGAGCCATAATGTAGTTACTATCAGCATCAATTGTGATTTTATGAGTGTGGTAAAAGTTGGTGACTTCCTTGAAAGCCACCTTGAAGTTGGTCGGGTTAGCAAAGGTGTTACCTTCATGAAAGCTGTACTCAAAGTTGGTGATCGCTCGGTGATGCAATGTAGCGGGACATATACGCTCAAACCCAACTCTTCAGCCCCTGCGCAAAGTAGTACTCAAGTATTACCGCAGTGATTTGGCAAATAAAGAGATCTTTAGTATAATAAACACATAGACAAAAAGGAGTTCCCATGTCAGATGTAGCAGAAAAAAAGCCAGTTACAAAAACAGACCCTAAAGTGGACGCAGCAGTCCGCGAAAAATTGATTACTGCCCGCATTGGTTTGCTGTTGAAGGCTCCCTTCTTCGGTAACCTTGCAACCCGCATGAACTTGGTTAATGCTGACGACTGGTGCCCTACTGCGGCAACAGACGGTCGCAAGTTCTATTACAACTCAGAGTTCGTGAACAAGATGCCACTCAAGCAAGTTGAGTTTTTGGTAGGTCACGAAGTGTTGCACGCCGTGTATGACCATATGGGTCGTCGTGGTTCACGTGATCCTAAGATCTGGAACATTGCTGACGACTTCTGCGTTAACAGTGATTTGATTGAACAACGCATTGGTGAAAAGATTACCGTGTGCGGTATGTTGTACGATCCAAAGTACAAAGGCATGAGCGCCGAAGAAGTCTACGAAGACTTGATGAACAACGCAAACAAGATCGACATTAACCAATTGGCCAAGCAGGTCTTAGACGAGCACTTGGACGGTGATGGTGATGGCGAGGGTGACGGTGATGGCGATCAAGAAGGCAACGGCGGTCGTCCAAAGTTGAGCAAAGAAGAACGTCAAGCTATTCGCGACGAGATCAAAGAAGCTGTGTTGCAAGCTGCTCAAGCAGTTGGCGCAGGCAACGTGCCCGGCGGTGTTAAGCGTATGATTAAGGATTTGACAGAGCCTCAAATCAGCTGGAAAGAGCTGTTAGAGCAACAAATCCAAAGCACTATCAAGAACGACTACACCTTTGCACGTCCCGGTCGTAAAAGCTGGCACATGGACGCAATCTTGCCTGCCAGCAAGCCCGGCGAAACAATTGATATCGTTATTGGTATTGACACTTCTGGTTCTATTACACAAAACGACTTGAAGATCTTCTTTTCAGAGATCAAAGGTATCATGGACTCTTACACAGAGTACAAGATCAAAGTAATGGGCTGGGACACTGAGATCGGCGGCGTTGGTGAGTTCACTAGCGATAACATGGAAGACATTACTACTTTCGACCCACAAGGCGGTGGCGGTACTGATCCTATGTGCGTGTGGGAATACTTGAAAGAAAACAACATCGAGCCTAAAAAGCTGATCATGTTTACTGACTACTGTTTCTTTGGCTGGCGTCCGCAAGACGTAGAAAGCTATTGCGACACTGTTTGGATTATCAAAGGTAACCCAAGCGCAGAACCCGAATTTGGTATTTGGGCACACTACGAAGAAGAACGAAAGGGTAAGTAAAATGAGCAATAGCGGAACCACAGTCGTGGCAGAAAAAGACATCCCTGCGATGCCTCAAGTCACTTATCACAACGCACCCGAGTCCGTGGAAGCGGCGGTTGAGCGTATCTTAGAACTTGAGATGCGTCTTGAAGACCTGAGTCGTGCTTGCGAAATTGCAAGCATTACTCGACAATTCGAATTGCTTGAAGGCTTTATGCGTCAAGCAGACGAATGTTTGGAACGTAAGATTACAATCGAGCAACCCGATCACGGTGAAATGAAACTCACCGTGATCACAGGCGAGCTTGATACTGATGCACTTAAAAAGGAGACTGCATAATGTTTGCAACTGGTGTTTATCGTGATGCCCCGGCTATTAATGCCGCAATGGGGCGAGTGTACTTCCACATGATGTGTGCTGTACTTACTAGTATGTTGGTTAGCTATGTTGTAGGTACTACACCTGAGCTGGCTAAGTTTTTCTTAACCGGCGCAATGCACTGGGTGGTCATCTTTGCCCCACTGGTGTTTATCTTTATTGTCCCGGTTATTCTAAACAGTAACCCGCCAGCACCTGTTGCTGTTGCTACACTGCATGGCTTTGCTGGACTTATGGGCTTGAGCCTAAGTGCTATCTTCATTGTGTATGCAATGACTAGTATCTTTACTGCATTCATGGGTGCGGCTGTGCTGTTTGGTGTTATGAGCGTTTATGGCTACTTCACTAAACAGGATCTAAGTGGCATGGGACAGATGCTATTTGTTGCGCTAATTGCAATCATCATTGCTAGTGTCATTAACCTGTTTATTGGCAGCACAGTAATGCAAATGGTGATTAGTGCGATTGCTATTGTAGTCTTCCTGGGCTTTACTGCATACGACACGCAACAAATCCGTGAGATGGTAAGTGTGGCAGATGAGAATAGCATTGCGGTTGAAATCATGGGTGCAATTACTCTGTATCTTGACTTTATTAACTTGTTTGTTAACTTGCTACAGTTAATTGGTGTTGCTCCCGGCAAGGACGACTAATGTTGAAATACGGAGAGGTTAATCCGTTGGCGGTGTTTGGCTTGCGTAGAGTTGAACACTGCCCTCCACATTTTACCCGTGTGGAATTTGATGCAAGAGTAACCGACAAAGAAATTGCAGACTGGATATATACCAATTTGCTAGGTCGGTTTTATGTAGGAGATCGTTATGTTCTTTCTACTAGTGGTAGCGCAACTATTGTCAAGTGTGCTGCATTTGAGAACAGCGGGGAGGCCAGTTACTTTGCTCTCCAGTTAGATCAAATCAACGAACACCAGTCCCTGGTTTAAAAAAAAATTCTCCGTGCATTGTTAGAGGTTAAATAACTTTAGTTATTAATCTATAACACACGGAGAATTTAATGGATCAAAACACCACAGAACAAACTACACCAAGCGAAGTCCCAGCTAACCTAAGCATCCAAGACTTGCTGTTAGTAGTGCATACGCTACAAGTTGTTAGCCAACGTGGCGCATTCCGTGCAGAAGAAATGAGCAACATTGGTGGTCTATACGATCGCTTGGTTTCGTTTCTAACTGCTAGTGGCGCAATCAAAGCTGCTGAACCAGCTGAACCCCAAACAGGAGAATAACATGCTAAAACATGTAGCAAGACATAACCAACAAAAAGCAGTAATCGTTTACCGCTCTTTACCAAACGAAGAACACATGGCATTGATCGTATATAGTGAGCCGTTGCCACGTGCGATCCATGACAACCTAATGCGAGCTGTTGAAAGCCCAGAAGGTCAAAGCACACCGGACCTAGCAGATGTGCTATTCCGCACACTAGACAATGAAGGCAACAAATTGCTTAACTCATTGCATCGCAGTGGATGGTTAAAGAAAGTGCCAACTAACCAAGTTATTGTTACCCCAAATAACAAAACTACTATCCGTTTAGATGAACTTAACAAGTTACTAAACGAAATGGCACAAGGCGAAGAAGCAATCAAGCGCATGGCTGAATTGGATTCAAGCAAAGGAATGGTAGGGCAGAAAAAGACCAACAAACAACGAGTTGTTGAATCCGAAGTAGGTGCTCCCCCAAATAGCCGTGCAGGCGAAGTAGCTCTCCCAGAGTCTGGCTTTTTAAGCGATGCAGACTTGGCAGCGCAACGTGTTGAGCAGGCAGCTCAAATGAAGCGTCAAGCAGAACAACTATTAGCAGAAGCAGCACGTCTTGAAACCGAAGCTAACGAATTAGCACCTACTAAAAATGTCAGAACAAAAACCAAAAAAACCACGACAACCAAAAAGCAAGCGGCTTAAGGTTAGCAAAAAGGAGCAATGGACTAACATACTTAAAGAAGTAGAAGCAAAAGACGCTCCTATTAATTGTATGGAGTCCATTCAAGTTAATCTCAGGGACGGGACTAGTGTAATTATTGATGTACGTCAGTTAATTGCAGAAGGCAACGACCCTGAATTAATTGAGTATATGATTCAAAGCAAATTGCAATCATTGGATCATATCATCGACGATGTTGATTTTTATATCAGTGTAGACTCAGTGGCAAAAGTTATTCAGCCCATCACTGACAGTATTCTTAAAGACCTATAAACTATGATAAAAGCACTCTTTGCCGTCGACCAGTTCGGCGGCATGGGGTTTAATGGCGGATTGCCATGGCCTCATAATAAACCGGATATGGCAAACTTCCAACGTCTTACTACAGGGCACGTTGTTGTAATGGGTCGCCGTAGTTGGGACGATCCAAAAATGCCAAAGCCCCTGCCTGGGCGCACAGTATATGTAGCAAGTAATAGATTGGTTCCATACGCAGGACAGATCAAAGGTAACCTAGTCGACGAAGTACTGAAGTTAGAAAAGTTGCACGAGGGTAAAACTATTTGGGTCGTTGGCGGGCCAGATATTTTGAACGAATGCCGCGACATATACGACGAAGTACACTTGACACACTTCAAGGGTTCATATAAAATAGATACACGAATAGACCTAAAGAGTTTCCTTGCCGGATTCACTCCAGTCCGTGCCAGTGTCAACGAAGACATTAAATCTACATTAATCAGATATGAACCAATTTTTAACCGCGTTAGAACAAGTACTTAATCAAGGTACTCCCAAATCAGACCGTACCGGAACTGGCACTATTAGCCACTTTGGTATGCAGCAACGCTATAACCTAGCAGAATCATTTCCCGCAGTAACAACAAAGAAGCTAGCTTGGCGCAGCGTAGTATCTGAGTTACTGTGGTTTATTGAAGGATCAGGCGATGAAAGACGACTCGCTGAGATACTACATGGAACTCGTGACTCTAGCAAGACAACTATCTGGACCGATAACGCTAGAGCTGATTATTGGACTCCACGAGCAGAGTTTGAAGGAGACCTCGGACGAGTTTACGGAGTACAGTGGAGACACTGGCGCCAATATAAAGAGCAAAAAGACATGGGTCCTGCCCACTTAGGCGGTGTGCGAGTAGCCGCTGACAGACATGAAGTTGATCAATTATTAGATCTTATCAACGGAATTAAAGCAGACCCACACGGACGACGACATATTATATCTGCATGGAACCCAGGCGAGTTGAAAGCTATGGCCCTGCCACCGTGCCACTGTTTTGCTCAGTTTTATGTTAGTGCAGACAACAAGTTGAGTTGCCAAATGTACCAGCGCTCATGCGATATGTTCTTAGGCGTGCCTTTTAACATTGCATCCTACTCACTCC